CCTTAACCTCAGGCTGTAATAGAGGTGTAGTCTCTTCATTTAAAACAAAGAGACGATAAAAATCAATAGAAGTTGTTTGAGGATAGTAATTAATTGCTTTTTCACGCCCAACTTGTTTTAATCGGAAACGAACAAGATTCTCTACTTTGTTGTAAAAGTCAGAGTCCCAAAATGCTGCCTCTGCCAAAGCACTTGCACAATTTTGAATAACTATTTCAGGTGTCCATTTTTCAAAATAAAACAAGCGTGCTGTTATACTTTCTTTCTTTAAACGAGGCAAATAAATAAATGGTTGTTCATCCTTTATAAAGTCTCTTGAACAAAAAGAATATTCAGCATCTGTTTTAGGTGGTGTTAGATGTATGTTGAACAGACTATAATAGTATTGCAACTGATCAAAGTCCAAACCTAGCATAGGGTCATATTTTGAAAGTTTGTCATCACCAAGAATTACCTGTTCTCTTATTGCTCTTACTTCTTTTAATGTTGGTAGACGATGTTGTATTGATTGAAATTTGTCACATAACATATATGTGTCTGCAAAATCCAATACATAACAATCAAGCATAACTGTTATAAAAGAGCCTGATTCATTTCCACGATCAAGTAAGAAGATTGTTCCATTAATATTATGGATTGTATACGTTAATGTACGATACAGTGCCATTTTCTGTTTTTCAGTTAAAGTTGTTTGTGTTGCGTAGACAAAAGATTTAATCATCTCCTTTATGATAGTCTTATCTAATCGCTTGCAATCACTTGAAATAATTTTTCCTGGTTTTGAATTCATTCTCCTCATTATAATGATTGGATCAGTATATGGATTATAGCCAATTTGCCAATCATTTTCAAGATGATGTGCATGTCCTTTTTCTTGTATGTATCCAAAGAATGATTTAAGAACCATATTGTCCGAAACTTCAAGTTCACTGTAAAGTCTTACTTTTCCTTTCTTTGCCTGTTCTGATGGTATTAATTCAACTTTTGCATTATCTTTCACAAGAATTGCAAATGGTAATCCATTCTTTATTGCATCCCTTTTCAACTGATAATCACTCAATAAGTCATTACCAGCAGGTGTTTTTAGATTGATCTTGAAAACACCAGGTTTATCTTCATAAAATAAGACATCAGGATTTGTCAGTGGTCTTTTTGTCTGGATGTTGTATTTGAGCTTCATCTTTGCTCCTGCAGAGGTAGTCCATGGTAGTTGTTTTGCTTCATTACGACCATTAATTACTTCATGTAGAGTAAATTGCCTAGGTGTGCCAAAGTCTTCTAACATTTTTTGTTCCATAAGTTTGTGAGTATAATCAAACAATTTCTTGTTCCATGTACCACAATTCTCATGTGTCATTGTGTAATTAACACATTGTGTCCAAAGTGGATCAGGTCTTCCTTGGTTATCAGAAACCAAATCACTTGTGTCTTCTACATACTGCAAAGTTGTTGCAGCTGGGAGATAGTCAGTCTTAAGCTCAGAAGGAGCCTCATAAAATCTGACTCTATTTTCAGGTCTTGAGTATAACCTTAAGCTTGGATTATATCCAATAACTTCTAGGTTATGTTTCTTTTCTTGTCCGGAAATATTTTCATAACGAGATACAAACCATTCTTCTTGGAACTTTTCCTTTGTGTAATTGTCCATAACATAGCTTTCTTTGTCAAGCATATTAAAGATTGAGTTTCCAGTATTATCAGTTGAGTTTGCATGGACTGTATTTTGTGTTA